TAAATTGTATTCTGACTCACATAAAATTATATTTTAATTCAAAGTGGCTTGACAAATGCTGATGTATATAGTAAACTTAGCAAGTTGATAGTTGCTGATGTGGCTCAGAGGTAGAGCACTTCCTTGGTAAGGAAGGGGTCACGGGTTCAATTCCCGTCATCAGCTTATTTAAAGAAAACCCCAAAACTCAAGATTTTCCAGTAAAATCAAGAGTTTCGGGGTTTTTTTATACTTCATTTTTTCGAATCAAATTTGCGTTTTAAAAGTGGTTTTTCACAAGAATTTCCCAAGATTTTCCCAAAATTTTCCCAAGATTTTCCCAAGATTTTTTAGGATTCTGTATCTTCGATTATTGTATACTCCACCTCCATTCCGTCAGCTTTGTGCTCGAGAAACTCTCTTAAATCGAGCAGGTCTTCTATCTCTTCCCATTCGCTGTGTGACTCCTCAAACTCCTCATTTGGCTCGAAGAAATCCTTTAACTCATCGAAGCTGTATGATTTCAGCTCTTCTCTTGCGTTTCTGTTGTGCTTTTCTATAATATGATATTTCATTTCATTGACCTCCTTGGCAAAATTTTTCATCATTGTTGTGAGCTGTCCTGCAGCGCTAACTCCAGCTCTCTTGCAAGCTTGTGTATATTCGTCAACTACCTCTTTCCTAAGCTTGTAGCTTTTCGATATCCAGCCTGCCTTTTTAGCATATTTTTCTGTCGCCACTGTTTGTGGTTTCGGACTTCCTACTGGCATTATTTTTTCTCCTCCTTACAAGTATATATACCATATGGTGTACCATATGTCAAGTATTGCTTAAAATTTCTTTTAATTTTTCAAAAAATAAAGGTATCCACCAGTCTGACAGATACCTTTATTTTTTGATGTAATTTTTAATTTGGAATCCGTTGGAAGCTCATTGGTATACTTCGATATACTTACAAAGTTTGAATTGAACTTTTTCCTTATCCTTTCAAGAGCCTGTACGTTGTGAGCAATCCGACATATGCGTCCTGTGTCAGTCCTCTGTTCTTTTGGAACACCATTACGCATTTGGAGAGGTAATCCGTCCACTTGCCGTAATCCGTGTCTAACTTTGTGAAGCTGTATACATTGTGCAGCGTTCTTCTTAACCACTTGATTGCAGTCGGGCAATTGTGCTTCTGTCCGCTCCACAGATTGTGGTTTTTTGCAAATGCTTGCGAATCGGCTCCGAATTTGCCATCTTCTTTTAGCGCATCAGCTCCAGTGAGGTCGAAGCCTACATTCATGGCGTGTTGCCATTTTCTGACCTCTTCGCCTTCCAGGTAATAGTCAATATTGCCCTTCCAGCTCTCGTCTCTCGGCTTGGACGGCGCAGCTTCAGGCTGGCTTGTTACTGTTGTATCACTTGCTCCAAGCTCCACATATAAGAGGTTTGCATCCGTGCTGTTGCTAAGTCCGGAGCAAATGAATGCGCTGGTGTACTGCCATCCGTACAGGCTGTGTGCAATAGCAGGTTTCTTGGCATTGTTCGGATTGTCCCCGATTGTCATTCCTCTAGTGGATGGGTAGCGGGCTATCCAGAACGGACAGTTGATCTGATTAGCATATGGCATGATGTAAGTATTATAGAAGCTGAGTCCGGTGTATACTCCAAAATCAAGCCCTGCTGCCTTGATTTCTGACTGATATATATTAATAATGTCGATTAATGTCTGTCCGAGTCCTTGCTGGCATCTATCCTCCACATCGAGCCAGACGAACGTCTTTCTTCCGGCAAGCACCTCAATCACTCTCTGTGCATCTGTCTTTGCCTTTTCTGTTGTAGCTGCATATGAATAGTTGTACACACCCTGAATCGGCATTCCGGCTTCTGTACAGCCTTTCCAGTTCTGCTCGAAGGTCTTGTCCGGGTTCAAGTCTTTTCTGATAATTTTCAAAATAGCAAACTGTACACCAGCCCATTTAACTTTGCCCCAGTCTATTGATCCCTGGTATGATGATACGTCAATTCCTCTCATACTCATTCCTCTCTTTCTGTCTGCTCAGTGCTTGCAATATGTTCTGTCTGCGATTTAATATTCTTTACTAACGGCAATAGAAACGATGGTATCTGAATACCAATATCTATCATATTTTCCAATATTGATATTATTTCATTACATACAATCCATATCGCCACAACACACGCAATTAAAAATGTAACCGGTATTTTAACACCAATTGTCTGCGATGCATACAGCAGCAATTGATCCAGGATAGCTCCAACGACTACGAGCAGCCACATAGATACCTTTTTCTTGATCCCTTTGATGCTACGATAAGAACTGATGCCTCCGTCCGGTCGGTTCTTTGCTGCCATAAGGCCTGTTACATAATCGATAATGTTGCATAAAATCATGAGAAGCACAGGTATATATAGTGTTCCCAACAGTGCAGACAGAAGTGCTGCCACCCATGTTACTATTGTTTTGATTGTGTTAATGTTCTCCATTGTTTGCTCCTTCCTTTAATATACAAAAGAGCCGGTACCTTTTTAGGTATCGGCTCTCAGGCTCTAATGTATTGCTCTCTCAGTGTTGCAGATTCTTTTGCTATTTTTTCTTTCGTATCCATGTCTATATCAGACTGGGCTATCAGCATCTGCTGCTTTTCAATTAACTTTGCCATTTTCTCTATTATATCGCAAAGTGTTGATAATGTCTCTATAGTATTACTCATTTTTTTCACCTATGATATAATTATACTCTTCCTGCGTGATTTTTTCTTCTTTCAGCTTATCCTGCAAGAATTTTTTTGTCACTCTCTTTGACCCTGATTTGTAGAGTCTTTTGAAGCTTTCCACCATTATTGACATATTACAGTACCCCCTCATCTATAAGCTGTGATGTATACTCATCTATCAGTGCGTTTGCGTATTCTTTCATTTCATCTGTCGGCTTCTCTGGCTGTGCCATCTCAATATATTGGTCTGCTGCGCCTCGTACATCCTCTTCCGTAACATTCTTATAAAGTCTGATAGAGTTGCCGTTATAATGATACTCCGTTTTCTCTTCGTTGCTTATTTCATCGGTTCTTGTTACCTCTTTCTCATCCTTCAGGATTATTACATCTGATACACCGGCTTCCGGGTGCGTTACTTTAATGCTGTCCTGTTTTGAATCGAATACCATTTCTCGCATATTGTTCTCCTTTCTGTTTTAGCTCTTATTGTATTGTTACAACTATCTAACAGCTCAGTTATGTTGTTGTCCTTTATATATTGTAACATATCCAGATGCTTAAACGAACCTGTCCTTGAATTAAATGCTCTCGCTTCATGCAATGGAATATTATCTGCAGTGTATCGATTTATGCGTTTCAGATTTTTTCTCATTCTTCTGAAGTTTGATGCTCTCATCGTTGCATTTTTCCTTGATATCTTAAAGCCTACTATATCAATATATCCTGTCTTTAAGTCTATGACCTTTGTGTTGGGTTTAACCTCCACATGTAATTTCTCCTTGAGAAATTTTTCATATTTTCGCTGACACATCTTAAGATCTCTTAAATCTTTTCCTATCAGAATACAGTCATCTGCGTACCATAGTGCATGTGATAGCAAACGCTTACGCTTGCCTCTACGTTCTTTGTAGCACTGTTCTGTGACGTAATGATATGCCACGGATAAATAATAACTTGCAAGGTTCTTATTTAGATATGAGCCGATAACAAGTCCCTGTTCCGACATATCAATTAAGAAAAATGTCAGATGCAGTAAGGGTTCATCGTTTACATCTCTTGATAACATAGTCTTTAGTACTTCTTTATCTATGCTTGGATAAAACTGCCTTATATCTGATTGTATGGCATAACGCATGTCCGGATCTGATAGCCACTTTCGTATAGCTTTTAATGCTGTGAGCTGTCCTTTTCCGTTTAAAGCTTCTGTTTGATAATAGCCTATCTTTGCTTCGAACATCTCCCAGAGCGCCTCACATGCTATATAATCATATATTTGTTGCTTGACATCCTGTATGCCTATCCTTCTGAGTTTGCCTGAATTTCCATCAATCTTATTTCTGTAAAATATTGGCTTAACTTTATATTTTCTATCAAGTATCTCCTGACGTATGCCATCGATTAATGTCTGTATTGCTCCATTTAAGTATTTCTGATAGTATGTTTTTTCAGCTATCCTTTTAATGTCTGGATATGGAATATTAATGTATTCTGACAATAATTTCATCGTATCGCGTCTGTCCATACGTGTGTCCAGACACTTGAATACAGCTTTTTCTATAAAATTTCTGTCAGTTATATCTATGTTTTTGCAATATCTCTTCAATCTCGTTTCTTTACAATAGTGACGTTCGGTTTTTTCTACTAGCCACGGACCGTGCCTTGCGCACGGCTCCCACCTCCAAACTTGTAGAAGGTGGTACCCTCCTTGTATCTTATTTAAGCACCTTTCGGTGACTGAGTTCAGCTCGGCGAAATGCCACACTACTGCCATCTAAGTGGCCGTAAGAAATTCCAGCGGAGATGTTCCAGTTCCGGTTCGCAGGATCGTTCCTGAGGTTCGACGTCGAAAAGCCGCCATGAGAACCATTCCTGAGGTTCGCGCGCGTGTGGCAAGTCCTATGTATCAAGACCGCTGTCGGAATTAATGCAGTCCTGTTTAAATCTTTAGTAATGGGGAGAGCCCCTCTTTGCCTTTAAGAGGCAAATTCACCCCCCGAGGAGGTTAAACGCCAGCGGAGATGCCCCAGTACCGGTTCGCAGGATCGTCCCAGAGGTACGACGCCGAAAAGCCGCCAAGAGAACCATACCCGAGGCCCGCGCGCTCTAACGCTTCGCGCATTCCTGTTCCGGTACCTCCTTTCCACTGATGGTCTCCAACACCAACAGAGTCACCTGAGCCGTAAGCCCTTGGCCATATTACTCCCGTCTTTTCGTCAATTTCAATGTCTCCTATCCACTGATCATTTGAATTTTTCATATCAGCAGTAGCCACTTTTTTATATCCGGATGCGGATGCAGACCATGCAGCGGCTCTTCTGACATAATAGCTTGTCACTGTGGCGCTGTCTTTATTCCAGAGCTCATTTGCTGATACAAACCAGGCGCCCATACCCTCCTCGATTCCGTTGATTCTAAAGCTGTGCTTATTATCATTTGCAATATAGCCGTCTGCGCCGAGGATGTTGTCCGTGTCTCCGGTACGGCATGGCATAGTAGAAAGCCACGTTGTAGTCGTTGTGTTGAATGCATCTGCATCCACGTACACCTTGCTATTTGATGTGCCGGAGATTGTTTCAATCTTTGTGATATTCACTCTGTCCTTGATATTATACATCTTCGAATTGCCACGGTCATGGTTTGTGTCACTGCCTGGATCTCCGATGGATACAGCAGTATGTGTTGCAAGGCTGTTTGCGGCCGCAGTTGGAATGATAACGTATTTTTGTCCTGTCGTAGCCTGTACTACCTGTGTCTGGATATTGTAGTCCGCACATCCCTTGAATATGCTCTGGCTGTTTTTGGTCGCGTATTTAATCCACAACATGCAAAGCAGGTATGCCGTTCTCTCGCTTCCAGCTCCGTAATAGCCGGTGCCTTTTTTCTGCATCTCTGTGCGTATCTGGTTGTGCGACATGAATCCTGCGAGTGCTAGTCCACTTGATGAGTACAGTGTATTGTCTATGTAACCGGCCCAATATTTAGATACAAGGCCATAGCCCATTTCGTTTCCAGATGCATCTACACACCATGGAGTCGGCACGAGTCCCAGCTCCGGATGTGGTAGGTCTGAAAAATGGACAATGTAATATCCCTTATCGTAATGTCGTTCTACTCCCCAGTATGTTGGTGGAGTGAGTACTCCTACATCAACCTTGCCGGTATATGAGAATCCTGCCTGTCCTTTTATTTTTGAAGGTACACGTTTTCCTGCTTCATTGCAGACGAAATTACAATCAATAAACGAAAAAGCATTTCTTACCGCAAAATCATCCCTTCCCTTACTCGTCTCTGTCGACGGTACTGCTTTGAGCCCTACTGAAGCATTCATTTTCTCTCCAAGTGAACTGGTGGATGTCTCATATGTGTAAAACTTTGTTGAAAAGACTTCTCCTGTAGCTCTGCTTTCAAAAAGTGATTTCCAGTCAATTTTGCTCGCGTCCACGACTGCTGCACCTATTCTCTGCACTTCATCCAGTACGGATAGCAGTGTGTCCTGCGATGCTATTCTTGTTATTAAATCTCCTGTTGCCATTTTAAGCCTCCCTTATGCATAATAAACTGTCTTCAAGTGTTAAGACAGCCGATTTATTGGTCACTGTGTCTACCATGGTATTTTGTTTTGCCACAATACCCTCGCACGCTTTCGCTGCAGCATTGGCTTTCTGTGTAGCTGTGTCTGCATTGGTTGCTGCAGTCGTAGCTTTCTGGGTTGCACTATTCATACTATTCTTGAAAGCTGATACCGTCTGCATGTTTGATGATGTTGTGGCCAGAGCATCCTCATAGGCGCTCTGATCGAATATTGCCGGAAGGTCGAAAAACTTATTTTTACCATCGCCCTGCCTGATGATGGTATAAGTTTTTCCGTTTGACCGGCTCGCTATTTCAACTCCTATTTCTCTATTTTCCAGAATCAGAGTTTCACTGACTGATATCCAGTCGGCCGTGGTTCCTGTGCATGGTGCTATTTTTGCCATTTTAACCTCCTAACTTTCTGTTCAGTGGTGTGCCGCCATCAAAGAGTATTCCATTTGTATCATGGAGTCTTGACTGTGGTGTTCCACAATTGATTGTTACCAGTGTTACAAGCCTTGACTGCGGTGTTTCACCATCACAGTCTATATACATGCTCTGATAGAGCTGTTGTGCCCTATTAAAGTAGTCTTTTACTGTAGCAAGGATTTCCTCACTTTTAGCAAGAAGTGAATCTTTGATTGTGGTCTCGATTTCATTCTTGTCTTTTTCAACTGCTGCTTTCATGCTTTGAACGCTCTGTTGGGACTGGTACGCTGTGTTAGCATAGCCTTGTGCGTTCGTGGCGCTTGTGCTTGCCGTCTGTGCGTCTCTGCTTGCATCCTGGGAGTATCTGAGTGCGTCCGTTCTGGCACTCTCTGCAGCATTCTCAGACTCTTTTGCATTCTTTTCGGATGCCGCGCACGCTTTTGTGACCTCTTCGAAATGTCCATAGCATTTTTCTATGGAGTCGTGGATTGCTCCTCTGACCTCTTCTCCGTATCGGGCTCTTGTGATTTGTTCAAGTTCTTCACTAATTCCTGGCATCTTTCATTCTCCTCTCTGGCTTTTGAAAGTTCTTCCTCTACAACATCGTACTGTTCTGTCACGAGTGCAATCCTCTGATTGTCTTCCTCTCTTAAAAGACTTTCCAAAATAAGATCCATAACAGCTCCCGGCAAATTGTACTGTACTGTTGCTGCATTTATCTGGTACCTCAAATAGTTTTTTGCTTTCTCAATTCTGATGTTGTATGGGGCCTCATTCTTCTGTGTTTTCATCGTTCTGCTCCTTTTGTGCCGTATTTGTTTCTGTTGGTCTTTTAATTATTGGTTTTTGTTCTACTAATCTATATTCTGCATCATCCATGTTTGTCTCCTTTATCAATAATCATGCCAAGCTCCAGTAATGAGTATGCCATTTTTGAACTGCATCGTGCATCCATCAGACCAGTGCTCTGCAGTTCCATCACTGCTCATTCCATAAATTTGTGTAAACTTCATGGTGCCCGTAACACCTCCATCAGGCCATTTCACGTTGTACAACGTATAGTTATGCATATCGATATCGCAGCCTGCATTAAGAGCATCGCCTCTCAGATTTGCAAACGCATCTCTTGCATATGTCCACTTTATGTTATAATGCCCACCCGTTGTTTCCTGTGCTGCCCAAGCCATATAATCGCCTGTTATTTCAAGGTCAAAGTTTAATCCTTCCTTATCAGAATAGCCATTAAATCCATTTCCACCGATCAGTCCCAGATCCTGATTATTGTAACAAATACGTAAGCGTCCATTTGACATCTCAGCTTTTCTATCGCCGTTTACGGTTGTCATCTTGCCTGTAGCTGTAACATCTGTAAGATTTGCGCTCTGACATGTTAATTTTCCATTCTCTGTCATTGATGAATATGTACTTGACCATGCAATCTTATCAGCCTTGAGCCTTATTGAGTCTGCTTTTTGAGCAATGATGGACTCAACTCCATCTTTTTCTACTTTTAAACTTATCTCATCTTCAAGGATCTTTATCTGTGCCTTACTGTAGCTAAATGCTTCATATGCTGCTGTCCATGACGTATCAATGCCGGCTTGTGAAAAAGCTTCATTCAGATTTGCAAGAGCATTGTTGTATGTGCCAAGCAATGAGCTTATTTCATCTGAGCTTTTTCCTTTGTTTACTGCTGAAACTATGTTGTTGTATGCAGTGTCGTAAACACTGAACCGGTTCACAAGCGCCTGTCTTCCTATAGTCTTGGCTTTAAAATGCCACAGAATGCTTTCATTGTTACTATAAGGATGTTTGGTGGTAACTGCCGATGCGCCGAGCGCCACAGCCGGCTCTATAGATGGTAATGCGCTCAGCTGGCCTGTAGTATCTGCAGTCTCGGTAGTTGTGGTCAGAGTGTCAAGAGAAAAGCCGTAATAATCGCTTTTTGTACTGTCTGAGTGCCACTCAATATACACATCATTTGATGGAAGTATATAAGTTTTACCGGCTATTGTGCTTCCGCCTGCTTTTTTAAGAGGCTGGTAGATTTTATCCTCTAATCTGTAATACAAATTCACATAATCATAGTTTTCCTCTGTCTGACACTGGGAATTAAATTTAATCTTAGTGTTCGGAGACGAATCAGCTTCCTGCGTGATGATGTTTATCAGAGAATTATATCTTTTCTTCGCCGTTTCATAATCATTTGAGAGCGAACTGAGTGTTGACTTTCCAACCTCTGCAGTAATGTTTCCATTTACAATCGAAAATCTTGTATCCAGCTTGTCCTTGTATTCAACTGTCAGCTTCTCTGCGCTAATTGAGTTTGCCGTTATTCTCTCTCCGACTATCTCACCGTCCATCGTTATCGCGGTTCCGTATTCTCCGTTGTATCCGGTATTTGAATATCCGAATCCGTTCATGTTCCATCTCCATACCTTTTGAGCTGTGTTAATGTCCGGCTGATCCATGATGAGCAGTTCTTTCGGTTTGTTGTTCTCGTCATATACTGTGTATATGTTGCCCTCCGACGCGCTCTGAATGAGCTGTGAAGCCTTTTCTCTCGCAAGCTGTAAGATTGTCTTCTCCTGTGGCATACTCTGCTCTATATCAGATATTGAAGCCTGCACCTGTTTTGTATATGACTTCGATGCCGCAGTATTGCTGAGTGTTATTGTATTCTTTTCGGGTTCTTGTAGATATGTCGTTTTCTTCTGTACCGGATATGTGACATCAAGTCCAAAAGGCTTTGCAACTGCCCTTATCGTATCTCCAAGGTCAAATTTATCCAGTTCCTGATTGAGCATGGACATATCCACAGCGGTAAGTTCCAGCGATACTGTCTCGTACTGTGTGGTCTCAAGCCACTGCTCGCCCTTTCTTTTAAGGTTTGCCGGTTCTGTCACATCATTCCACTTCTTTGTGGTCCATATCATACCAAAGTGCTTTACTGCTTCCTCATTGTAGATATAGTCTTTGCCGTTATTAACATTCTTAATGTTGGTGTACGCATCAAGCCCATCAACTTCACTCTCCTCAAGTCTGGCCCCCAGTGGTATAAGCACTGTGTATATTGTCTCTCCGGAGTTTTTCTTGACATAATCAAGCATATTGTAGCCCATCTTTATAGGCTGGTCACAGTATTTGCCGTAATCTTCAAGTCTCACAAGGTCAAGATACCTCTTGCCGTTGCTCTTTCTGACTCTCAGGTATCCGTTTAAACTGTCGCAAAGCTTATTTCTCATTGCCGAGAGTGTGTCTTCATAATTTGTATACCTGTATATACTGTTGTTTGGATCCGTAACTGTCACTATTCCGGGTTCAAACTTCTTATTGTCTTCCACCTTACTGTTATGTACTGCAAGAAGGTGGTTAAAAAACTGTGCCGGTGTCTGATTTTGAAATCTGTCCTGTGGCTGAACCGAATCATACAGAAATGCAAGCTCGCCTACACAGGAGAGTTCTTTTTCTCCCTCAAACTCTTCCTCGTATGTTCTGACCTGTCCGCTCCATATTTCTTTGCCATCTCTTAATATCTGTACCATACTCACTCTTGGATATATTTCATCGAACAGAGGGTTCGATTTTGGTACAGTGCATGTAAACGTACCGGCATCATTCAGAGCTTCCTCTAGTTTGGAATTGTATATAACCGCCTCCTCATCATTCGGATAAAAGAGAGGTTTTTCATCCACAAATACTTCATATATCATAAATACGCACCTCTGAATTTAATTGTCAGTGTTCCTGTCCCTGTGAATGTGAGCGTCAGGCTTTCTTCTCCGACTCTCACAGCAGGGAACCTGTATGTTCCGGGCTTCGACAGGTCATATGTCCTGTTGTTGTGTGTAAACTTGAGATTATTTGACTTTGTTACTACAAAAACCGGTGTTCTGTAATTAGTTGCTCCGGGAATTGTCACTGTATTGGCTGTGGCCGTAATCTGCATATCGATGAGCTCTCTTATCACTCCTCTTTCAAAATCGAACGGATCCCACTCCCACCTCTCATCAGAAGCAAATATATCGTATTTAAACGGTTCTGCGTTTCCGGAGATTGTTATGGTTCCGACTGATTTCTTAGATTTCTCATAATCGATTGCAAGTCTGCACACATAGTAATAATTTTTGTCATTGTCCACTATTACCTTGCACTTTTTGCCATGTATTTTTGCGGCAAGGCTCTGGACTGCTGCCGCCCAGCTCTCAAAATCATTTCTTAAAACAAATGTAAACGTCAATCCATCACGATTTTCATATACCACAGAGCCGTATACCTCTGAGAGATCTATGCTCCCAGAGGCTCCCGGCACATTCACATAGTTGGTCTTGGCTTTTGGCTGCGGAATTTTAAGCGCTGTCATTTTAAGCCCTATGTCGCTTGTATGAAATTCCTCACTGTCTGTGATTATCTTAATTCCAAAGTTTCCCATATGTTACCTCATGTTCTGGCCAGTTCGCCCTGAAACTGGTCTACGTATGGAGTCAGAAGCTTTCCGGCTCTTCGTCCATCAATATTTACACTCATGCCTTTTAGTGCTCTTGCTGTAGCCTGTGCCTGTGCATCATAATCATATACCGCATTGTATGTGGCTGCGTATGAACCGCTTCCCACAAAGTTTGCTTTCATTGTAGAGGCATTTGCCTTAATAGACTTATTAAGCGTATCGTAAGGATTATAGTCTGCTATAGGTTCGTCCATGCCGGCTACGCACATTTCTCCAACCCACTTAAATTTACGTGATGGAGAGTGGATGCCAAGCGCATCCTTGAATCCTTGTAACAGATTTCCTGCGAGGTTGCTGACTTTCTTTGTCAGTCCACTCCATGCTCCTTTGATACCTTTCCAAAGACCTGATACTATATTTTTTCCTGTACTCATAATTTTGTTTGGGAGATTCGCAAGTCCGTTGACTACCGAATCGAACAGTCCTTTTGCGGCTGCTTTTCCTTTTTCTATCATGTTAGAGCGCCATGTCACTATCTTTGACACTGCATTTACCAGGAAGTTCCACATTTTGCCAGGCAGATTTGAAAAGAAGCTTATTACACTTGAGACGAAATTGCTTCCTGCCTCCGTTGCTTTCTGCTTGAGGTTTGAGCCCCATTCCACTATGTTGGCAAGTGCATTGCCTATCCAGTAAGCTATTTTGCCCGGTAATTCTGATATGAATGTTATTACATTGTTTATAAACTCAGGTATAGCCGTCACGGCCCAGTTCACGAGGTTTATGCCCCACTCTACAAACTTGCCGAGTGCAAAGCCTATCCAGTAAGCTATCTTATCCGGAAGCTCTGATATGAACTCAACTGCTGCAGTTACCATGTCTGATATAGCCGTTGTAACTGTTGTGTATACGTTCTGTCCCCACTCTAGGAGTTTTCCGGGGAGTTCATTGAACCAGTCAAATATAGACTGGATAAAGTTTGGTATGGTCTCTGTGAAGAAAGCAACTATATTGTCCCAGCTTTCTCCCATTCCGTCCTTTACGAAATTTATAACTTCGGTTCCCAGTCCAAGCCAATCGTAATTAACAAAAGCTTCAACTATCGCGGCTATTATCTGCGGTATTGCCGCCAGTATATCCGGTATGCATGATAAAATTCCCTCAATAAGTTGTAACAGAAGCTTAAGACCACACTCGATGAGTACAGGGCCATTATTTAACAATCCCTCTACCATAGACTGTATGATTCCCGGGAGGTTCTGCAGTAGCACCGGCACAGCTTGTGTAATTCCGGCTATCAGGTTGCTGAGTAGGTCAGTTCCCCATTTGATAAACTCCGGACCGTTCTCCGCCCAGAAAGAATTAATATTTGAAATCAGGTCTGTAATTGTCTGGACTATGTTTGGCAGGTTTTCAGCAATTCCGTTTACAAGAAACTTTATGAGTTCTTTGCCTGCATCTATAAGATCCGGTGCTGCATTTACCAGTGATGTAACTATTGTCTGGATAAGCCGTGAAGCAAACTCAACAATCTTTGGAAGTGCTGACACCAGCCCCTGTACAAGCTGTACCACAAGCTGTGTAGCATACGAAATCAGCTCCGGTAGATACTGCATCAGTCCCTGCCCCAGCGCCGATACCATCTGTATTCCCGCGTTTATCAGTCCCGGAAGAGTCTGCATTATAATCTCCGGTACCTTCTGTACTATGACCGGAAGCAGTTTCTCTATCAGTTGTCCCAGTCCTGTTAGTGCTATCTCTATACGAGGAAGCATGTTCTCAACAGCTGTAGATGCAGTATCAACGAAATTCTGTACAAGTGTATCAAAATCTGCATTATCGTCTGCCATTCCAACAACAAGGTTCTCCCACGCTGCTTTTGCACTGTTCAACGAACCCTCAATAGTGGTCGCAGCTTCTTTTGATGTGGTACCGGCAATACCTAAGCTCTCCTGCATTACAGAAATGGCATTTACGATATTTCCAAACGACAGACTGCTTTCATCTACAGTCACACCAAGTTTCTGCTGTACATCAGTCATCTGTGAAGCATCCTTGATGAGTCGCTTCATTTCTTCCTGTGTACCGCCATATCCAAGCTTTAAGTTGTCAAGCATGGTATAGTTTTGCTTCGCAAAGCCCTGGTATGCATTCTGGATGTCGCGCATGTTAGTACCCAGCTTGTTAGAGTTATCTGACATATCCGTGATAGCTCTGTCCGCATAGCTTGCGGCTTTTTCAGTATCTCCTCCGAGTGACTGTATAAGGCTTGCACTGAAGCTTGTTACAGTCTCCATGTAATTATTGGCTGAAAGGCCTGCAGTCTTGTATGCGTTGTTGGCATTGTTGAGCATAGTGGTCTGCGCTGTCATCAGGGAATTATACTTGCCCTCTATCTCTCCCACTGTCTTGCCTGTGGACTGTGCATATTCTTCCATGCTCTGTCCGCCTGCTCCAAACAGTGTCTCAACTCCTCCGACCATCTGCTCAAAGGTTGCATATCCTTCCACTGACTTCTTTACCAGTGCAGTGGCAGCCGTGGTACCTGCTGTGACTGCAGTTCCGACTGCTGCCGCCCCTACCTTTGCAAAGGTTCCAACCTTGGCCGATGCACCGGATACCATGCTGTTCATGTCCGATAATCCGGACTTAAGCTGGCTGTTGTCCAGCAGTGTTTTAATTATTAATTTTGGGTCGCTCATTGCCAGCTCCTTTCTTAAGGCTCTGGCTCTAAGGCTCCGGCTCTATCTATCCTTCGAAGTATTTTTCAAACTCTTCATCTGCAGCTTTCTCTTCCTCTGTCTCCTCATATGGAGGCATCCAGGCATCTTTGAGTGCACGGTACATCTGTGCCTCGTCTTTTATTTTCTCGCCTGTATATGCACGGTACCCCATAATAGCCGACAGCCTTGTGCTGTCAGGAAGTCCATTCATGAGTGCAATAAACTTGTGCCAGTGCATATCCGTAGAAATAAGGTCTATGTGATATGCCTGCATGAATGCAGCATAGATGTAATCTCCGTCTATGTCGTAAAACAATACATCTTCACCATTATCACGTTCGTAATGTGGCACTACATTCTGCGGAAAAGCAAATTCAAGGATTCCTGAATAATCATCAGTCTCTGAAAATGCCGGGATATCGTCTTCAAACAGATATTTAATATTCATGGCTCCCTTGTATCCTATTTTCTTCCACGCTTTAAAATCCTGTGTGAATCTGATCCATACCCTGTAATCTGTCTTTAATAAAAAAGCTCTGCCACCAACCACGATGGCATCCGGCAGAGCTTTACTTGTTATATTAATCATTTTCTTTGAGGGCTCCCTGAAGCTTGTCCATGCCCTCTGCGATGCTTAACATCTGCTGAATCATAGGGTTTCCGAGCACCTTAAGGTTTTCTTTCGCGACTGCTTCCCTGTCGGGCCTTGCGAATCCGTCAAGAACACCTCTATATGCGGCATCTATTTCGCCCAAGTCCATCTCCGCGATATTTGAGATGTCGTTAGACTCGAAGATTTCCTTTGCGTTGTCTTCCCCCACCATTTCAGTAATGAAATTAAGCTTATTTTCATACTGTGTTCTGGTGGTGATTTTTGAATCCCTGCAGAGCTTCTTGATTTTTTCAATCTTCTCCTCTACTGCAAGAGTCTTTTTCGGAAGCTCGTACTCCCTGTTATGAATCTGTAATGTGTATTCCATGTTTTTTCACCCTTTCTTTATTTCTGCTGTGAATGTTGGTGTGCCGTCTGTCATGGTGGCTGTTCCATTTGTGATTCCACCTCCGAAGAGGACTTTAAAATCAAGCTTCTTGTCGACTGCTGCCAAGTCCTGTACTGAGATAACACTGTCTGTCTCCCATGCTTTATATCCTCCGTCTGCTCCCGGTTCATGCATGTAAACAATCATGCACTTTACGTGCGCAGCAGCTCCTGTTCTGCGTTCGTAGAAATACGGCCACATCATCTCATAATCATCAGAGCCTTTATACATGACAAGATTCTGATCAATAGACGGTTTATAACCCTCTACTTCTGTAGTCGATTCCTCGTCAGCTATATAGTCATACTCTTTTTCAATCGGGTTCATCGACAGCGTGAGAGCGTCGGATTTCTTGATTCTGACGTACTTTGTGCCGTTATAAAGAAATAATGCAATTTTATGTTTTTTTACCAGCTCCAAGGCTGTCTTTGCTGCTTCTGGCATCGCTTTACCTCTCTTTCAAATATGTTAATTTTATTGTTACCTGATAAATAGCACTCGTATCCTCCTGTGATGTGATGGATGCCGAGTCCGATATGCCTATTTCAAGTGCCGTCATGCCCTCAGGCAGTTCGGGATAGTCCTCTTCAAGCTCTTTCTCCTCAATCCACTCTGAAAACTCATCCAGCGATGCGTTATTCTCTATCCTCACATCGTCTTCCTGTGTAGGTCTCCTTGCAAAGAGGTTATAGTACTCTGTTATCTGTCTGCTTCCATCCTGGAACTCTATTTCACTGCGTTCCGGTGTCTTGTACAGGCTGTATGCACTTATATCACCCTCAGGTGACTTTATGAAGTCCGTGAGGATATCTGAAAAATCCATGCCCTCATACCTTTTCAGGTACTCTGTAAGGCATTGGCCTATCGTTTTAGTGGTCTCCCATCTGTTCGGCAATCTTTTGTGCTCCTTTCAGTATCTTCTCGCGTCCACCACCATTCATCATATGCTCAAACCAGTATGCTGTACGGCCAGCCTGGTGGTGCATCGGTATATAGTACTGCTTTCTCGCATACGGCATGTTGTAGACGATTTCACCGCTTCCAATAGTTGTATTAAGAACTCCGTTGTCTCTGAGTGCACCTGTATCAAACGGTACGAACGGATCCATTCTTCTCAAACACTCTGAATCAATATACTGCTGCACCGGTCCGTTTGTATCTATGCCATATTTTTCCACGGTCTTTAAGTGTGACGGCCAGTCTTTCATTGATAAAGCAAATTTAAATGTTTCACCCACTATTTGCACACCACCTTGTAATGCTTGAGCAAATCACCCTCTGTATTGTCTGAGAGCGATATTATCGTGCCTGATTTCTGATAATCCGCCTGAAGCTGTGATATCCTGTACTCCTGTGATATTTCTTTGAAGCACTCTCCGGCAACTATGATATCTTTGTTCCCTCTTGGGTTAAATGTGAAATAGCCCTCTATTTCGTCCACAGAGAGCTTTGAGTATTCCACTGCATCAATATATGCCTTTGTTCCGAAATCGGCTGTATCCGGCACAATAGCCGTCAGAATCGGTGTGTAAATAACTGCCCCACTCTGGCTTACCGTCCTGTCAGAAGAGTAATGGTACTCTACTCCATATATGACTGTTCTCTTCCAGATATCTTTTCCGTCACTGCCCTTATGTGCGTTGTAAACTGTTATGGTCTTGTCATTCACTAAAATGCACCTGCCAATCTGGTTCCTATGCCCTTATAGATGATTTCATCTATGGACTGCTGCACCTGTTCGGGGTTGGTGATAGCATATGATTCAGAATATCCGTTATTATTCACGGATGTTACTGCTCTGCCTGCGACTGCAGGCTGATTTGTCCAAAGGAAGTTACACAGCTTAAATACTGTGTCCTGTGCCCGCTCCTTTGGAATCTGCATATACGGCTTTGCAATCCTGTTGTATTCTGCTTCTGCCTGTGCCTCGACAGCTTCAAACTGTCTCTGCGGTACCACTGTAGGAAAATGGGAGCTGTAATACTCCCAATTGATAATTGACATATTATAGCTCCCTTCTTTTTACGCTGCTTTCTTGTCGAGAATCTTGATGCCTGATAACTTACCGGCCATCTTGCTGTTTTTGAGGACAGCTCCGGCAATAAGCTCTACCTCACCCTTCTTTACTGCTCCAGGAGCTGAAAGATCAGGAAGATATGTCTTAAGCATCTTTGAGCCATCCACTGAAATACCATGGAAAGCGTCAAGACCAAGCTTTGCGGCATAGATGCTTGTTGTTCCATATGCTGACTCTGTTGGAGCAGTTGTGTCTACAACATCCACTGTCTTTGTGCCGTCATAGTACTGTCCAGCATCTAAAAGAGCGATTCCGTTATATGTCTCTACATAGTTGCCAAAATCATTCTTTGTTCTGTCGTAGTATCCGGCTCTTCGTGCTGCTGCCCTGATCTTTGTGAGCATCTTTGTGTTCATCATAAGGATATCAGGCTTTGCAGCGAGTAATGCGATAAAAGCATCAAGCTCATCAAGCAATGCGTTATAATTGCTGTTCATTGCTGCTGTTGTTGAAATATCTACATCTGTCGAAGCCTCTGTCGACTTTCCTGCAAGGATTTTCTTTAATCCGTCGAAAGTATTTGGAATATATCCTGTTCCTGACGCTGCAGATGTTCCGTTAATTACAAGATTGTGGAAATAGTTCGCTCCTGCGAGCGTTTTCTGCTTGATCTGGAAATCAAGCTCGTTAATCGCTCCTGATGTCTGAGCGATTACACGGTCGATCTCAAATGAACCGCCGAGAATAACAGGGCTTGCTGTCTGTTTGGTTCTCTTTGCCTCATTTGGTGTGTATTCCTGGTTGATCTGACGGATACCGGCTGTCGATGGTGTCTCAAGTCTCTGGTATCCATATACCAGGTTGCTGCCGCCTGTTGGTGAAATGGTATCGTCAAATGTAAGCTTATCAAGTAATACCGAGTCTCTTCTGAACTCGTCAATTACCTGCTGGTCGATTTTATCGGTGTAACCGACTTTTGCCTCTGCAAGTGTAAGTGCCATATTCTTTCTCCTTTACTTTTTGTAAAATTCTTTGAGAGCACTTGAGATACTATCTGTGGTATTCGGGTGACTGCCATCTCCAATATCTCCAATTGGATTTCCGCCTCCCCTTGCCTGTGGTTCAGGCTCTCCAAACAGCATCTTACTGTCCTCTGCCTCTGTGAGTTTCTTAATTGCTGCGGCAACGTCCTCTTTCTGGTTCTTTGACTGCATAAGCGTATCAACATCCAGTAATGCAGTAATTGCCTTTGCGTTTTTACCATGTGCGCTTGTGATAGCATCTTTTATGAGATCGTCAAAATCCCTCTTTGCCATCTTGTCCTTGTACTCATCCTCAATGCGCGTTTTGTCTTTCTCAAGGCCTGCAATGGTGTTCTTCAGTTCTGTAACATCAACATCCTTGAATGCATCCAGTTTATCCTGGAGTTCTTTCATGGCTGTATCATTGCTCTTAATGGTATCATTTGCCTTGTTAAGATTTTCAACCTGCTTGTTGTAGTCTGCGACTGTCTTGTAGTTCTCAAGAACAGACTTCTCGAAGTCCTTTTTCTTGTCCTCCGGCATATCTATGCCGTATTCTTTCATGATCTCAAAAATATTTTTCATGGTATCCTCCTAAAATAATTTATTAACCGCACTTTCTGCGGTAGGAAATTGGAAAGGGCAGGATTGCACTGCTGCCGGCCGAAAAAACGGATTGAAAAAAATACCGACATGCCCTCAGGATGCACCTTTCCGCTAAAATATAAAAAGAGCCAAATAACTAAATCACTTGGATCTAATTATTTGGCTCTTGGCTCTATTGTGATAATTGATTCTTTTTTACATCTCTTGCAGTATCCCGGGAAATTCCTCAGCCTTGTATCATTTCGATACTTTATCATCTTCGGATATCCACATTTAGGACACCTGTACCAATATTCTTCTGTGGACATTTACTCACCCCTTAGTCTGAGTATATCACATTGTCCTGAATATTCAAACAACTTTATGAGCTTCCAGTTATTCTTTTTATTCCCTTTGCTCTCATTTTTATCGTCTCCGTCCTGTTAAGGTCACTGCTGCCCTTTACCACTCTCAGCCTGTTATCTTTCGGGCTTATCCCCATCTTGTGGGAAAACTTGTGGTATTCCTTCACCTGTTTCTTTATCTGTGACTGCAGGTCTCCTGTCTCTCCGCCTATGGACCTCACGGCTTCAACTTCTCTCTTGGCGGCTCTTATTCCTCTCTCCATAGCTCTCTGTTTCTGTGTGGCTGAGTAATAATCGTACATTTTGCCGTTATATTCTTTCGGTTCCGGTTCATCCGGCCACGTGTTCGGTTCGCTGATGCCCTCGAAAAACGGATAGAATATATGGCGGCAGTTTACTCCGCACAATCCGTCTGCTTCTCCGTAGTGGCACTCTGAGAATGGTGGATATTTCTTATTCTTTCCGGAGCGTGAGTATATCTTGCCCTGCCAGACGGCATGTGATGGACGCGCTCCCCAATGTTTTGACACTTCCACGAGGTCCGTGTTCATAATATCACAGTTTCTGTTGCTTATCCTGGCTGAAAGCTGGTGGGCTGATGTTCTTACACACATTCTTACTGCAGTATCAAGCTGATAAGTGCGTCCGCTGGCATAGTCTACACTTCTCAAACCACTCTTTGCCATCTCCCGAACTGCCTGTTCTACTGCTGCATCATAGCTCATTCCACCTGATACCATATTCATCAGAGCTTTATCCAGTGTACGTATATATGCATTCTCAAGACTGGTAAAGTCATGAGGTCCTTTGAATCCCATTGTCCTTGTGAGGTTCTTTAGCGTGCCCTGTGTGGCTATGCTCATCTCCTCTATGAGCTTTACTATGCTTGAGTCCTTTGTTAGTGTCTGCCCGGCCTGATGCCACGCATACAGGTCGCGGTTAAAAGACATATCTCCGGCTTCGGCTATTATCCGGTCTCCTGCCTCTTCCGCTTCCCTCTCCATCTGCCTGATAGCTATCATGACATCCCTTTTATACTGCTTTGTCTCATTTGCCACCATCTTCTTATATTCCGGGTCCGCATTAAGTATTCTCATGACTTCAACACGGATTTTCTGTGTATCGTATCCGGCCCGTCTTAAAGCCATGACCTGAAGCTCTGCTGTCTCTGTGAATCGCCCTGTCTTCTTGATTCGCCTGGCAATATCCGCTATTATATCCTGCTCAGATGCCTGTATGAGTGCAGCACCTTTGTCTCCAAGCATCTCCAACTGGTTCTCTGTCAGCATTTAGTACCTCCTAGTCCTCCTCTTCCGGATCAGGTTCTTCCTGTGCGCTGTCTAATATCTTCTCTGCCTCGTCTCTTTCAATATTCAGGCTCATCATAAGATATCTGATCATAAACTCAGGTATCTCAGAGAACGACATTGCATCAGCCCTCATGTTGCTCATCTGTGTGGTCTTATCCTCGACATATGAATCATCAAAATCTATGCAGACCTCTTTATCTATGTCGTATGATGTCTCAAGAAACGTATTGGAAAACCACAATACAGCCCTTATTATGCCGGTGATATAGTCTACTGCCTCTTTGCGCTGCTTATTCAGCTCCTGCATGGCATCCTGACGCCCTCCGATATACTCCGTTGCTGTCTTGATCTGTCCGTTCTCAAAGGTGTACTTTTTGGAGCCAAAACCAAATGTCATGGAAAAGAGGCTTAGACACAGTTCAAATGACTTTGTAATCTCATCAACTCTTATCTGCGGATTATACTCCTGTATTATGCTCTTTGCCTCCGGGAGCTTTTCGCCCAGGAATACAAATAATTTCTTCAAAAGAGAGTTCTTTTCTCTTATCCTGCCTGTCTCAGGGTCTATTCCTACAATTGCCTCATTCGTGAGCACAAGTTTTTCGCCCTTTTCAAGGTCTGTGGACAGTATCATATTGCAGAGATCTATTTTCTTTAGTGTCGGTATTGCTCCGTACACCTTTGGATAGCCAAATCCATCCATGTACCGGATATTATTGACCTCTGCCACTCTCATTACTGCAAACGGCTTTACGTTTCCCAGTATTATCCAGTAAGATGACAGCTCTTTTCCGTTCTCATCGAATACAAATGTATCTGCACGGTAATTTCCGTCCTCTCCTCTGGTGAACATGACCATTGTTGTCCTCTTTTTATCTCCCTGATAGTCATTCGCTGAGAAACATGCCTCTATTACATCGTCATTTTCCACCAATAAAGGTGTATAGCTCTCAGCATAGCAGTATGTTATACGGATTTTTCCGCCTGTGGCTTTGCCGTTATCAAGATATATGGCATCTTCCAAGCGTATGTATGCTGCCACTGTGCCTGTCGCACTCATATGCTCAAGCTGTTTACGATACATAACGTTAAATCTGTTATTATCCAGTATATTGTTGACTGCTGCCGTCTGCTCTTTCGTACCCATGTTTATATTTATGATTTCGCACAGGTTGGCATCATCCGCACATCCTCTCTTGGCAAAGCCCATACGCTCTATCTCGTACTTCTCGCCCTGTATGGTGGTCCTTTTATGGAAATCGTCTATTATCTCATTCCTGTACCACATATTCGCCACATCGATATAGCCGTACGGCTTTGTATTTACCCTGTATCCCATTTTCTTTATCTTTGCTTCAACACAGCTTTCCATCTGTTTCCTCCTTATCTGTCTAAGTCTATATACTCTATAAAATCAAGCATCGTGTAACACAGTGCATCCCACCAGTCATTACAGTTGCCTATGTTCTTATCCTCCGGGATGTTGGGGTGCTTCTCATCCCACTTGAGTGTGCCTATTGCCTTTCTTATGTTCACACACCTCTTATGCACTTTCATTCTGCCGGTATTGAGCAGTAAATCTACAGTCCTCGGTCTCTCTGATATCTCATTCTTACGGCATCCTGCTATATGGTCATACGGAAGTCCCTCTTTTTTTGCTGCGCTTCGCAGCGAATTTATCATTGTTGTACTGGCAGAGTCCGGAAATGTCCAGTCTATGCGCTCATACTTTGCTGCGCATCTGCGATAAAACTCTATATACTTGTCACAGATGTTATCGGCATCTATATCCGGGGACAGCTTCAGATAGTCCTCTTCCACAGGATAAATAAAGTGATACCCTCTGAAATACAGTGAACACACCATTGTGGTCATGGATCCATTACCTCCGAAGTCCATGCCTATTATGACCTTACTCGGCCTTGGGAACAGCTCTCCATACTTGTCATATTCCAATATTGAGTCATCACACAGATATGGGATATTATTCTCTGCGAATTTACGGAATATAATGCCCTCTGCTACAGCTCTCTCACCTTTTATATCCCGTTTGTACCACACAGTGCCTTTTTGGTATGTTTTAAGGACCGTCCTGATTTTCTCATCAGACATGCTCATGTTATCTACCAGGGTGAAATGTCCATAGTTATATCCGTAATTTTCATCATTCGCCTGCTGCTCCTCGTGGAATTTCAGTATTTCGGTATAATACCAGTGTTCCTCTTCTTTCGGATTCAGATCATGGAATATCTTACGGTCTGTACTGGAGAGTGTTCGGTCAAATACCTCTTTCAGAAATTTCCGATGGCACTCATTTGCCTCTGTGACATATGCCATTCCATATGTATTACCCTTTATAAGCTTCTCATCTCCGTCTTTTCCTCCTCCGGACACGAGCACTATCTTCTCTCCGGTCTTTGTCTGGACATATACACAGTCCCTGTCCTTGTATTTGCCCTCTCTGCATCTGCCTTCGAAGTAATTGAGCAGTCCATAGCCATCACAGTCCAGTATATTCAGTTTGGCCGTGGCGCTTGATACTCCTGCTACTAAATGAATTTTATTCTTGTGGGTTTCCAGCAGACTGCAGAATATCAGGGTCTGTAATACGTTTTTTCCGCCTCTTTTTCCACCTTCTGCTACGTTAAACCAGCTATTTATGCACCTCTGCATATATTCATATTGTCTTTCACTCAGTGGTGCCGGTCTGTTCACTCTCCTCATCCCCCTCCAAGTCCTCTATCTTCCTGTTCGGTACCGGATTTTTCAATACATCCGTTATTATCTGCATATTGGCCAGTATCTGCTCGGCAGAATCATCCTTTACATTTGCCCGCTTCTTGTCAAACTCAGCTTTGTATTTATCATCCGGATGTATGAGAAAGTACTTCGTCAACCAGTCTATTGCTTTCTGCTTATCATACAGGCTCAGGCTGATATCTCCTTTTACTGTTTTTGCCTCTCTCACGAGCTGGGTATCTGTCTGATCTGAATCTTTCCAGACGATTTTATCCCCCTTTATTTCGTAATAATCTCCTGCATCCGCGAACGCTATCCTCATCTGCAGCTCCACAAAATCTGACTCTTTTGCCAGCAACTGCTGCCTCTTTAACTCTGTCAGATACTCTATTTCACTTTTTACCTCCACATTTTTCAACAGTTCATATCCATGTGCTCTTGCTGTATTCATGGAACATCCATATGCCTTCTGATAGCTCTGTGTGGCATTGAATGTCTGGCTGTATAAAAGACAAAATATTTTTTTTCTTTCATCTAATGCCGGATTTTCGGCATCATTGAACACACGTTCTTTTTCTGTTTCATCAGAGACTGCTGCACCTTTGATTTTTTGTATGCACACTTTTTTATTTTTGTGTGCACACTCTTTTTTTGCATCTCTACTATTACGCTTTTCCCTTACCCAGTTATATCTCTGCTTCCAGCTCTTCACGGTGTTGACGCTTGTCTCGTACTTTTCTGCTATCTCTTTGTACTTCATTCCGGCTATGTAATCCAGCTCTGCCTGCTCATATTTTTCCACGTCTTCACCTCGCTTTCTGTATGTCTATATCACTTTGGTTTTCCACTGCTTCCAAAATACCATGATGCAAAATTATCACGATTTTTCTTGTACCACCTGTCGTATGTTGATGTCCTTGACGATGTGTATTCATCATCTGCTTTCCTGACAGTTTTCTCCGCCTTTACTGGTGCCACCTCTTTGCGGCGCTCGTTAAGTGCATTTCTTGCTTCCCTGGTTGCCTTGGCTTCGTTGTATAGCTTCGGATTCTTTCTCAGCTCATCTGCGTTTTTCAGTGAACGTATTTTATAATTAAGGGCAGTGCTCTTATCCATGAGATAGTTGCCTGCCTTGTCAAGTTCTTCTCTCGTGGTGAATTGCTTGGCAAATTGTTCACCAGTTAGCTTTCCGGAGTCAATGTCATGCAACTTGCTTTCCATCTTTGAGTTTTTGATATATCCATCTTCTCCCCCGGTCTTTCGTTTGGCGCCATTGTACATAAAGCGGGCTTGTTTTTCGCCAGGTGCTGTATTTGACCATCCTCCACCAATGCCACTGCTGCCGCCTCTGCCGCCAAAATATTGTAGGTTTATATCCATATGCTCTCCTTCCTAGAGATTTATGTACTTATACCCGTTTTTCTTGGCATATTTGACCGCTTCATCTCTTGTCTTAAAGCTCAATCTCACATCGTCTTGTGTTTTTATAGGTTTTTTATGATAATTTCCATCTTCATCCCAGTTCATCAGTACATTTCTTTTACCTGTCATGTAAAAACTCTCTCTGGTCGCCCTGCCGTGTTCGTCCGGTTCTTTCATCCTCGTTATCGCAACTGTCCCACCTAAACCGCCACTGCTGCCACGTCCTCCAAAATACTGCAAATTCATTACCATTGTGCTACCTCCGCTTTATGGAACTTCTCACTGAAGCTCTCTATGTGTACTATATTGCCTTTACATTCCTCCGGTACCCGGCCATAGAATATGATCTGCGCCGGATCCAGTCTTTTTATCATTTCCTCGTATCCCTCCAAGAATATTTTCTTTCTCTCTTTGCTGTTTTGTGTTCCCAGTGAGCTTATCGCTACAACACTCTGTGTAGGTTCTCCATCAAAGCACCACTCAAACGACTCACTGCTGCTCCAGCATATTGTCGGAATTACCTTTATTCCGCTCTCCTGCCAGTAACGTGCAATCCAATGCTTACGATAATGGTTATATATCTGCATTGCCATTGGGAAATCTGTGTACAGGCTGAAATCAGGTGACAGCACGTATCTGAACCGTCTGAGCATTTCTATGTATCTGTCCGGATATGTCCACACCCGGTTAAATTGATAATCGTCCAGGAAGAAGTGTACTGCTTTATTCTGCGGATGCTTCTCACTCTTGGCATAATTAAATCCAATGAAATCAGCCTGTTCGAATTGTGCTTGCCCTATTGCCGGAATATCATATTTTCCCTCTCCCGGAAATCGCATTATCTGTATATTCTCGTAGTTTCTCGTTTCTCTATACATCTTTTCCCTCCGTATAGAAAAAGAGCCATACACCAGCCGATTTCTCGGTTAGTATATGGCTCTTGGCTCTATCTATCGTCATTATATCATTTTGTCCTGCTTTTTGCTACTTCTTATGTACGCTGTGTATACATGTCTTGTAGTATTTGCAGGTCGGTGTGCAGGCCTTATCAGGTTCATATGCACATCTTATAGGCTCTATGGGTTTTACTCCGCTGTAAGTCCTGCTGTTCAACTGCTGCCTCCTAAATTAATCTTCGAACCGGGCATTTGTCACAATGCTCTTCTCCCATTCTGTTATATGCCTCGTCATCCGTTTCCAGCGGATACTGCGATGGCCATTTGCAATATTCGTCACATATCCTATCGTGGATATCTTCAAGAATCTGTGGAAGAGACATGTCTTCTGGTTTCTCGTAGTGTTTCATCCCTGTTATCTCCTTTTCTACTTACATATCATTTTCTGAATCATCCATCCACGCTTCAAAATGCATATTCAAGTCTTTCACTTTGAGGTCAATTTCATGTGCATATTCACTCCATTGAGCTAAATAAAAAGCTATTTCAAGCATATTGTGTACAACATCTTCTTTTGATAGATTTGTTCTTATTTCTTCCATATTCTCTCCTATTCTGCTTCTGATTGAAGCCATTCAAACCAATCGGTAAGCATTGGTAAATCGTTGCCGTTTAATGCTAAATCGTGCACAGCTAAAAACTCTGCCAACTCTTCATCCGACATATTCCTTATCCTGTCAGCATTGGTCTGTTTGCTATCACATCTGCAACAAGGCTCATTATCTCTTGAATTGCTGTTGCGCTGGCAGTTACAAGTGTGCGCCTTTTCTTTTGTAGCTAAGTCAAGGTAATATTTCAAATCTTTTATCAAACTGATAGTTCCGTAGAGTTGTTTTTCCTCAAGCATTTCAACAACTTCCGATATTCTTCTATCAAAGTCACGCTTATTTACGCTTTCAAGGAATTTACTCATTTTCTCCACCTCTCAATTCTTCAAAATAGAATCTTACATCGTCAGACACATACTTAACGATTCCAAACCGCTCCGCCACTTGATAAGGTATGCTGTCACGCATAAGCCTTTTGTGCAATCTCGATAAGTAGTCTCTGAATCCCTTAATATCAAGTGTGGCTTTGTAATGATTGCAACTCCTACAAGCTGGCATGTAATTTGAAATGTCGTCTGCTCCACCTATCCTAAGCGGTGTTGCATGGTCTACCTGCATATCTTTGTAAGCTATTTCTGTGCCACAGTAAGCACAATGACCGTTGTATTTTTGGTACACCAATTTTCTAACAGATTTAGGAATCGGTCTTCGCATCTACACCACCGCCTTTCACAATCTCGATTGCCTTCCGAAATCCAATCGCAACGCCTTTTTCCTTTTCATCGTTGTACGCATCTCCACTGTCTTGCCATCTGGCAGACTCGGATTTCAACTGCTCCACAACTTTATCTACATCATAGGCGGTTGGTTGGCGATTAATCAGGTTTATCCAATCAAACGCTCTTGATTTCTCTGTTATTGTGTTTCTAACATCAGTCATCAGAACATCTGCATCAATCAGTCCCATTGCTCGCCCTCCTGTTCCATGCTTTAATAGCTCTTTTCTTAGACTCCTCGATATTTTCTATCGTGTCATCCTCTTTGCTCATATCTGGGCAAAACCCACTTGTCCTTGCACCGCAGTTACATGCACACCATACTGTAAACCCTATATAATCTTTCTTTACTGCTTTTACTTTTGCTTTCCCACCACAGAACGGGCATGGTCTTAATTCTTCACTCATTGTTCATCCTCTTTTCTTCTAGACTGTTCCGCTTCTGATTGAAGCCATTTCCTAACTTCCACATTACAATTTGTGCAAGTTTTGCAGAAAGACACATCCGTTAAAATATGACCCGTTCCATACTTAGCATCTTGGTCGCACTCTAAGTACCAGCCATGTCTTGTCAGCACATAATCTTCTGCTTTCTGATGATAAACTTTCAGTTTGCCTGTTCAATTTCTACATCAACATCAATATGCAATCTTTTTTTCTTTCCTGTATTAACATCAATGCAAGAAACATGCCCATTTGTACTTTCCAACAAATGTCCTACTTTGTAAATATTACCCTCAAACATAAACACATCTCCCTTTCTTAAAAATCCTATCTGCGTAATCATATATTTGCCTCCATAAATCAATATTTGAATTTATAAACTTGCACAACTGCTTAATTCTCAAATAGTCCTTGTATTGGTCTGTTGACACATCTTTGACAACTGGTGTTTCTCTCAAATATTCCTTCGTCTCCTCAATTTCCGTCTCTAGTTTCTGCATTTTGTTGAAATATCTGTCATATCTGGTGTCGTTGTAGAACTCTTTTACATCGTCATATTCAGCTTTCATTTTCTCCAGTCCGTCTAGTGCTATCTGTTTCGCCTTTTTCTTGTATGCCTCTGCTCTTATTATGTATTTGTTCATGCCATCCTCCTGTTATTTATGGATTGCTTTTTAGGCAAACCGAAGTTGTCCGGTCTGTTCTGATTCTATTCTCATGTTCGGTGTTCGCTTCGCCACGCACAATTCCGGCAAATTTGCTCTGACCAAGGCGGCCGGTATTGGCGGACAAACAGCGTTTCCACAACGTCTTACTTGCTCACTCCTTGGATATGTTTTTCCGGTATAGTCGTGATCAATTATGTAATCATCCGGAAAGCCTTGGCATCCATACAGTTCTTTCGGTTCCAACATTCTCAACCCTATGTCCACGATCTGATAATCTACACCCTTGATCGTCACAAGGCCAAATCTATCTCGTGATGTTACTGTATCTAATGGTTTTTCTATGTCCTGTCCGGTTCCTTCTCCATAATATTTAATCAGAAACGCTCTTACTTCTCCAAAATGTCCCGCTGACGTTGTAATTGTATGCAGTGGTTCTCTTTCGTCCTGTCCTATTCCCGACTTGTAGAATTTGCTCAAGAACGACGCAACCAGTCCATACCGGTTCGAACCATCCACGGTCATGATCGGATCTTTTATTGTCTGTCCCCGGACTTCTCCCTGTGCTGTTTCGGAATGGTACTGGATCAGCGTCGGCACCACCAACCGATTATGATCCACTGTTGTAATGGTATCTATCGGTTCATTTACATTGCTACCACTTCCCTGATAATTGCCGCCATATGCCTTATCGATAATCGGCGCAAGCGTTGGCTCTACAATCCCATATCCATGCTTTCCAGTTATTGTCGGCATAGGCTCCCGAATATCATTCGGCCTGCGTTCACCACCGTGATTACACTGGATAATAAATGGTTCTGGATTATCCAAAACGAATTTTTTTAATCCCCTTGCTATCCTGTCCATTGTCTTTTGTGCCAGTGGTCTTACTGCCCGGATTCCGTATTTCTCTTTAATCTCTTCTGAAGTATCGAAGATACTCGGACAGGGCAAGGAAAAATCTAACTGTGTGTATGCTCCAACATAAGGCTTGAGCAATCCTTTCTTAACTTTCTCACTGTCTGCAGGTGCATGTGTTGGTTCTGGCCATACTATCGGCTTGCCGTCACATCGGGCAATCATGAAAAATCTCTTACGCATGGTTGGTGCGCCATAATCTGCTGCGATCAGTTCTTTAAACTGTACCTCATACCCTAAATTATTAAGCTGCTGTACAAATTTTTCAAATGTTTTACCCTGTTTTGATTTGATCGGATGATGTCCTCTGTTCAACGGTCCCCACGTCCTAAATTCCTCCACATTTTCCAACATTATCACCCTTGGTCTGACAAGCCCAGCCCATCTGCAAGCTACCCAGGCAAGTCCTCGAATGTTCTTGTCTTTTGGCTTACCGCCTTTTGCCTTACTAAAATGTTTGCAGTCCGGAGAAAACCAGGCAAGTCCAACTGGATGCCCCTTACAAGCCTTAACTGGGTCAACTGCCCACACATTCTCGCAATAATGCATTGTATTCGGGTGATTTGCCTTGTGCATCTTGATAGCTTCTGGATCGTGGTTGATAGCTATATCAACGCTATATCCTGTTGCTAGTTCTATTCCCGTGGAAGCTCCTCCACCACCTGCGAAGTTGTCAACTATCAATTCTCCATTTATCATTTTCAGTTTCTTCCTTTTGTCATGTCATTCTCCTGAGGTAAAGGGAGCTGGGGGTAAGGGCTCCCTTGTGTATAAATGGCCTACAAATCAGTTTTCGTGATATAAATTAATTCGCATGCCCGGTTTCTTTCGCGTTACCGCAGGTGTTTCAACCCAATCTGTAGGCTTCTGACTCCTGCCAGAAAAAATCTACTCCGGAGAGAAGTCTTAGAACTTCAAGCTCTGGTTTATAGTCCGGATCTGTGAAGCATATTCCTATGGCCATATCGTCATTGTATGTTAGCAGCCAGTCATCGTGTACCACAGGTGAGCACGGTGGTATCTCGTCCTCTGTGCACTTGCATGGAGCTATCATAGCAAGACGCTTATCATTTATCAGGCGAGCGCCTTTTGGTGTCTTTGTGACCGAATATACGTTATCGTTCTGTATAATCTTGATAAGTGATATATAAGCCGGATCTGACACTTCCGCCATGTCCCAGAGCATTGGTTCAAGCTCCATCTCATGCTGTGGACTGCTGCCCTTTTGATATTCGATAAACTCTCCCGGCTTTGGTGCCGGTCCTAATACCTTTATGGCAGTTCCAAGGAACTCCTTGTTGACGTATGAAGCATTTGCCTTTATTATCCAGCCTGTGCCCTGGAGAATATACATCATCCTTTTCGTGAGACCGAACTCGACGCCCCACGATTTATAATCTGCTTTTAAAACCTTTTCAAACTTACTGCAATCTATGAACATTCTGACTCTCCTATTCCTGCGATGTAAAACATGTCCTGATGCAGGATACATGTATTAAATCCGTGTCTTTTAACTACTGTGAAGTATTTCATTACCTCAACTATTTCGAGTGTCTCTTGGCTTGTGGGCTCATCATCCTCGCGCCCACGCTGGTCTGCTCGTATTTTGCGATAATCTACACAGACGGTTCTCTTGCCCTGTAGATAGTCTATAACCTGCTGCCTTATCTGTTTAAGCGACAAGCCTCCTATTGGCTCTCTGCTCATCCGGTTAAGGTCCTGCGAAAATATATTTACTTTACTCATCTTTTAGGAACCTCCATTTGTCATATTTTCTGTCCCGATCTGTGAAATCAGGATAAAACTCATTCAGATAGCTCTTAAACATCTCAAGCATCTCTTTACGGTCTCCACTGCTGCCGTTGTCCATCATGTGATGATGGTACCGGCATCCGACTGCTCCGTTTTGCTTGATACCGAGCCCCATTGATGAGCGCGGTATGTAGTGCATTATATCTGTTATGTCCATCTCAAGGACTGCTGTCGGTGGCATCTTATAGCCCATCTGGCAGAATATGCACTGATAATTGTCTCTTTCCTTGATTGCCATACGTTCTTTTGTGGAAAATTCAAGGTATTTTGTGTACTTTGCCATTTATCCCATCCTTTCTGTCTTCTGTTCTATCGGGAAGCACCTTATAAGTTCCTTTGTGGCATTGTGATAGCACTGGGTTCTGTCCTCTTCGGTCACTTTAATTACTTCCTTGTCTCTTTTTCGGATTCTGATGGTGTGTTCTCTTCCGGTCTCTTTCAGTGACATTGTGAGCCCGTAAAACTTTTGGCGCGGTGAATAGGTTTCGTAAAACAAATCCATGATTGTCTTCATAGTTCCTCCTACAGCGCTTTACGCTGTTCTTCCAGTTCTTTTATCTCATCAAACAGTGGATGTGTGCCCTTGATCAGCTTAAATTCATCATCATCCGGCACAAATCCCATATGTTTTGTCTCCATGACCAGCTTGTAGACCAGCATGGCATACTCTGTATTAAGCTCATTATTCCATGAGTTGTATATACTTCTGCCGTATGTCAGGTTGTTGTGCAGGGCACACAGGATATAAACAGTTACAGGAAGGTTTTGTGCCATGCGTTCCACCTTCTTCTTGTCCTCACCATCATAGTCCTGGTAATGCTCATCTATACAATTACACAGGCTTCTGAATGAGAAACTGCTGAATCCCATCTGCATTCCTATCACTATAAGTGAATTTATGACCTGTAAATCATCTTTTACTGGGATTTTGCCATGCACTGTCATATCTACAAACTCTCCGAAGTGTTCATCAAAGGTCTTTTCTATGCTGTTGAGTCTTGATGTGCTATCTCTAATCCTTGATGCAAGCTCAGAGCTTTTCTTATTGCTCGAATCGTCCTCCTCCGGCTCTTCTATTTTTCTCTTGATTGCTATATAGCTTCCCGGACAGTGGTAAAATACAAGGTCCGATGTGTCCTCTGGAAGCTCCGGGAGCACTGCGTCTTCTAAGTCCCACAGACTTATGCTGTCCACATTCTCATATCCCGGTGTATATCCTATCATATCGATCTCAGACTGCTGCACTCCCTTTTCTTTGAGCAGGGCTACCAATTCCTCTCCTTTCTTCTCTCTCTGCTTGTCTCGAATATTCTGTTCGATACGGTACTTGAGATTTTCGCTGCTCGATGCCTGTGAAAGAATCTTGTTTCTCTCATCCACGTCCTCCACTCTCTCCAGCTCATACATATCCTTGAGCGTAAGCTGAAATGCTTCATCATCCTCTTTCTCCTTAAGTACTCCCTGATCAAGCTTTGCGATATTAAGACGGTGGTATATGGTGCTCTTTGAGAATCCTGTCTTGTCAGAAAGTGTTTCAACAGTCTCGCCCAGGTCAAGCATGAGCTGGAAGCTCTCGGCCTGTTCATATATCGTGAGGTCATTTCTCTGCATGTTTTCCTCAAGCATCATGGATATCTGCTCATTCTTGGTGAGTCCGTATAC